CCAACGGCGTTTTAGTGTAACTGCGCCGTGCAGTGCAGATTGCTCTAAGTGAAGAGAATCTTTTGAGACAGGACGGTTTTTCAAGTCGTCCAGCTTTAGAAGACACTTCGCTAGAGCGCCGTATCCCTCCAGTGTATCAGTACGGTACACTGGGCTCGGAACAAGAGTCTTTACTTGAAACTCTTGAAGATCTCGATTCCATCTATTGATGGATCGATAGCCCAAGTAGGAGATACGACCAAGTCCGGAGGACATTTCTTCCAAGGATGATAAATCACCCAAGGATTCTGTGTATCGTGACGGAAGGTAGGGTAATTGCCCTACTAACTTCTCCACGAAATTCCACAAGAAGGTAGCTGCACGCCAATATCCCTTTTTGTAAAAGAGATTTGCCGTTGCAGTCCATGAAATAATCCTATCGGCTTGCCGCCGGTTCTCAGGACGCAATTTTCGGAGATATGTAGGTGTTACCTCATATCCCGAGTAAGCGTCGACACCACACGACTCTCGGAAGCTTCCGCTCACGAAAGTCTTATTGATGTTTACCTTGCAATTGTACTTTTGCAGGTATTCGAGAACCGCAATCGCTTGCGCCGATGGAACGATAATATCGTCACCATAGACGTAAACATCACGAGAAACTTTAAAACAGTTTCTCTGAGTTACAGGGAGATTGTTTTCCTTCAACAAAGCTACTACACAGATAGTGTAGAAGTACATAGCTTCGATTGGAAAACAAAGAGCACTACCCATAGAAGCGAACTTCTTAATAGGTGAGATAATCTCTCCGTTAGGAAGCTTTGCTCTAGTCGATCTACATGCTTCAATCGCCCCAGAGAGATCTGGGTTGGCTGAAAACATCTCCATAGCAAGATCATGGGGAACCCGGTCACTTGCATCAGAAAGATCAATTGTTGCCAAATGACCTGTAGACGACGCAGAAATCGCGAGCTGCTGGTTTACTGATTGATCACGGAAATTAACGTGACCAGCAGTAAGCCAATGGGACTCGATGATGTTATAAATAACATCTCTAACCCCTTGCTGCGTGTATTGCATGCAACAAGGCTCTATTGCGATAACGCGGGGACTCTTGAGTGTTTTCGGCACAAAAACAACCCTTACGGGCTGTTCGTCTGCCTCGGCTACAATCGTTAGATCTTCGAGCTCCGATGAGTCGAGAGGCGTACCTAAAGGGTACGCATTCTCTAACACCGGAAAGTAAGGCTCGAGACGATCATGCCAATACCGCCAAGAGTGTTTCTGGTTACCAGATACACCTTCTGCAGTAGCGCCAGGACCATGTCTAGGGACACATTCTGATGGCTTAACGCCAGCAAACATGCTATCCCAGAGAACATGAGATACAGATAAAAATTCACTGTACCCCTGTTCTGGCAATGAAAACAACTCAAAGGACTGCTCCGTTTCTTTGAACGAAGTGAGAGCGGATGCGAGCCTTTTGGGCGTGCATTCGATCTCGACCTTCTTGAAGAGGAGGCAAATCTGCCTAACCGCTTCAATGATAGTTGAGGTATCATCTTGTTCATTGTTCATTCTCCCAGTCTCACGGTTGAAAAGTTGACCGATCATTCCTTGCAAAAAAGCAGGGTATGATCCATTTTTCCTAAAATTCTGGAAAGATGTTGGGTCAATAGCTCGATTAGCAATGCTTCTTTCGAAGTCAGAGCAAAACCGAGGTAGGGTAATCGTTAAAAACGAAAACCCCTCTTTTTCAACCCGCGATCTAAGAACTTCTAGGTCGCGTAAATCAGAGACATCAGCGATGCACTTGGCGGAAGCATCTATATAGACTGCTTCTACCAGCTTCAGATAGTCACTTACGTTCTCTTCCATGCTACCTCCAAACTTGGAGGAAGGCATTAAGCCACGTAAGTCTGCTTCGCCGATGCCATATGGCAACGGCTCAAGTCGTCACCAACGTAATACGAACGGGGACCTTAAGGATCGTAAGCAAAACATTGACATTTGCTATAAGCAAACTCAATGCAAGACTAGGATCTTTCAGGCTAAGAGCAGCAGAGCCATCTAAAAGCCCGGCTGCCATTTTTGCTGTTTGTTGGGTTGGCATATCTCTATGACTCCCTTCCAAACATCTTTCCGCTCGCGGTTGTGTCTAGCCAGGTTTTTACACCGGCTATTAGCTGATCTACTTGTGTCTGAGTGAACCCATAAAGGGGACGATCAATCACAAAGTAGAAAGAAAGCGTTTCGTAATCGTTGACCGCAGTAAGCGGATCAGCGACGACGGCCCGCTGGTCGATCCGGGCCATAGATCGAATACGATCTTTGGACTCGGAGTGGGAAATTGTAAATTTAAATGTCCCATCAGCCTTAGCGTACGTGCTGGATAAACCAGTAGTACTAACTTTAGGCATCGACTGTGCAACAGCATTGACAGTGACAACTTGTGGATCAGCAAACATAAGTGGTTGACCTCCAAAGTAATTAGGCGGTTAACTCTGTGTGGGACGTTGCGTGCCTAACGCAATAATCCTTGATCAAAACACAAAGCAGATAATCCTAGCGGAGGTATTACCTCCTGGATAGCCCAAGGGCAGCTAGGATAGATAACTTCCGTAGGGATAAATTTTCCCACGGGAGGTCAAAGCCATACGGACTGCCTGCCGGTTCCCTTTGCTTTACGTCGACAAGTCGACGGACCGAAAAGGAAACGGTGCCTTTCTGGAAGGGGATTGAAACTTTAAGATTCAACGCCCTAACTTCATGGCACATTAGATACAGGTAGCTTGAGACAACGCCGTCGAGAAGGTATTCTTGCAGCCGGTCAATATTCCGGCCGACATTGAATCCCCAATCGATTAGCCAAGTCCAAGGAGTACTTCTCCAGACGTTTGACGGATTGACACGAACCCCGTAAAGATCCATTTGGCGCTTTACTTGATTCAAAGCGGACGAATAGTCCGACTGTGTCATGTCAAATTCAGGCCTATACCATTTAAACCTACCTGACGTGGTAATTATGGTGGATTTCTCCTCCCATATTTCCCACGCTATCTTAGGATAAACGGCTAACTGAGCAACTATGAACTGGTCAAATGGTTCTAAAATCCAATTGTCACCAGACATAATCTTAGTTTCCTGAAATTCGTCGACAAGGGACCTCCGATACACTTTCCACTGATCGTTACCTCGAGTCATTCGACT